GCAACAGCAACCGAGAATGATAATGTAGTGGGCGACTTTACAAAAGCACTTGTAGATTTAAATGGAACTCTGTATAAATTTGCGGAGAAAAGTGAAGAAGAGATGGTCGGCGGTGCCATCAATGAAGGTCTAAGAAAAGCATTTATATATAGACCCCTCCCAGGAAGTGCACCTGATAATAAAATACAAGAACTCTATGACTTTGTGGGTCAGGCGAACGGTAGTCTTCAAAAAGGTCTAAATTTATATGTTAGAACAAAAAATCCAAACGCTGCTGAATTAGAAGTATTTAAAAATGATGAAATTTCAAAATTAAGAGTCCGTGGAAATGAAATAAATGAAAATTATCCTGATGATGAACGCAAAAATGAAGCACTTACTTTAATAAACCAAGCAATAAGATTAATTGAACGAGATGTAAAAGATACAATTCAAAAAATACCCGCCCGAGATGCGACCAAAACTGTAGGGAAATTTGTAAAATATTCATTAACTGATGAACTTGTAAAATCTATTTCACAAGCAACTAAATTATCTACGGACAGCAAAAAAGTTAAACTAACCAATATCAATGAAGACAATTATGATGATTTTAGAAAGGCGTTGATTGAATATAAAAATATGTTTGGAAAAGTCAATAGAGTATCTGCCCCACATATAAAAGCAAAATTAAATCAACTGAAAAAAATATTAGCAAAATTACGAGGTCTTCTTGAAAATGTATTTAAATCTTATGCTGGACCTTCTGGAGGTGAGCGTGGACCTGCCCCACCGATGCGAGGTGGGTGTTCGTGTCCTATGGAAGGTGGATATGCTTATAGAGGAATGGGCGTTGATAAAAAGGAAATATTTATGATGCACCCTGTAAAAGGACTACGTCGCAATAAATAAATTAAACTAAATATAATAATTTAAAATAATTAAATAATTATATAGATGGAATTATTCAAAGACAAAGAAATTTCGCCTTCAACAAAAAACCTTTACATTAAAAATCTTACTCGTTTGAATGGTGGGGAAATAAAATCAATTAAATTTCTTGATGATATAGAAGATATAAAAAGTAAAATAGGTAAATATAAACCTACAACGCAACGGAGTTATATTATATCAATCTGTTCGCTTCTAAAAGACATGAAAAATAAAAAAAAATTGTATGATAGTTATTATTCACTTTTAACTCAAATGAATGCTGACCTTAAGGTAAATACATCTAAAAGCGAAACACAAGAAAAAAATTGGTTGGATTATGATGAAATTCGCAAGATTTATGATTCGTATGAATTGCCGACTGAAAAAAAATTGAAAAAGAAGGATTTTATCAATCTTAGAAATTTTATGATTTTTTCATTGTATATGCTTATACCGCCCCGAAGAAATAAGGATTATCAAATTATGTATATTTCAAATGATATGACCGACAAAGATAAAAATTATTTAGACTTGAAAGAGAAGAAGTTTATTTTCAACAATTACAAAACAAAAAAAACATACCAAACATTAGAGCAAGAAATACCTGATGAATTAATGAAGGTCATTCATCTCTATTTAAAGCATAGTCCATTAGTAAAAGACCTAAAAAAGAAAAAACACAATATTCCTTTTATCGTTGATGAAGATGGAGACCCTCTTAAACATATCAATTCATTCACTCATATTTTAAATAAATTAATAGGTAAAAAAATAGGTGTTTCAATGTTAAGAAATATTTATTTAACTCACAAGCACGGCGACGCTCAAGAAGAACTGGAAAAAGATACAAAAGCAATGGGGACCAGCACAAGCACCGCCACAAATCATTATATTAAGAAGAATTGATAAACTTTTTTTTTATCAAGGTTTGAAAACCCATTCTAAGGGGTGCATAGTTCATTCTCTTTTTATTATATCTATTATACTTTGAAAGTTAAGATATAATAAAAAGTTTATTAAGTTATTTCTTATAAGATGCTTTTGCACTTTTCATAGCGTCTTTGTAAGATACATTATGTTTTTTGGAATAGTCCTTCACGTGATTAATCCATGCCGAAGGTTTTTTTGCAGCACCACCTTCTACTTTCGCCTTAACCTTTTTAGCAACTTTATCTACTTCTTTTTTCGCTGCTTTCTTGGCAGCAGGTTTTACCTCTTCTTCTAAAATCTTTTTCACTGCTTTCTTGGCATCTTTTTTAACACCTTTGCCTACAAGAGAGTTAATGGGATTTTGAGTTTTTTTGTAATCTCCATATACACCAACCGCTTTTTTAGCATTATCAAGACCTTTGCTGAGAATATCATCTTGAACGAAACCAGTCCATTTTTTTGCTTTCTTAAGACGATTGACTTTTCCACCTTCTACTTCTTTGCCAAGTTTTTTAAGACGAGCAATATTCGCTTTTGATAATTTTTCTCCTGCGGCATGTTTCGCAAGCACTTTTAAATCAAGTTTTCCCATTTTCTTTTCAACTGCTTTTTTTACTGCTTTTTTTCCTACCGCTGGGAGAACCGCAAGAGAAGCACTAAGTTCGTTATTCGCAGGACCCATAGATGTCGTATGCATGTGGGGATTGACTGCCCCACCTTCAAGACCTTTTGCTTTTGGTGTAGGTGTTGCGAGTGTGGTAGGTTCAGCAATAATAAAAGAAGAAACAGGTTCATAATGCTCTTTAAGTTTTGCACCTCCATACATAATTCCGCCTACGCTTAATTTGTCGTTTTCAATCATTCCGCCTACAATAGTATTGTACGATTTCATATATAAAGTATATATATATTTTATTTAATACGTTAGTTTAAACTATTATAATATAAAATAATAATCAATAATAATATATGACGAGTGACCCAGACCGAGTATATTATGACATTCAACTTAATAATTATGATTCAACGACTGCTGAATATGTGCCTGTAGCATTCAACGAACGCCGAGCAAATCCATTTTTAAATAATCCAGAATCCTATAATTTCACCGTCGCACGATTCAATCTTGACACACCAAATCTTCCAGTTTTTCGCCCAAGCATCAAACATAATGCGACTGACGCAAATGAAACAATCTATAAAATCACAATTGAAGCAGCAACTTATACAGGTGGGGTTCAAACAGGAAGTTCAATCGCAAATCAAACAGTCACTTGGCAACCTCAAGATTTAAGTGCTCCAGTCCCTAATGCTCCTGCTGATATTGTAGGGGGTTTTCAAAATAATGAAGGTGGATATTATGATTCATATGCTTATTCCCATTTCACAAATCTTGTGAATGTTGCTATAAAACAAGCGTATATTGCTGCTTGTGCTGGGGTCACCGTTCCCGTGACACCAACCACACCAGCAAAAATTCAATTCCAACCTTCTTCAGGGGGATTTTTATTATATGCTCCTCAAGGAGAGTTTAGAACCCTTAATAGTGTGTATGCTGTTGATGGAACTTACATGAAAATATATTTCAATAATGCATTATATGAATTATTTTCTGGATTTCCCGCTTGGATTACCAGTCGCACATCTTCAAACAACCATCATTATCAATTACAAGTCACAAGCGAATTATCTACTGATATTGTTGATGGGAATGTAGTGGTTCAACAAGAATATAGCAGTTATATTTTATGGACGCCCGTCACAGCAATTGTATTTACTGCTGCCAACTTCCCGATTCGCCCAAGTATTGTGAATAATCCATTAATCTTTGAAAATGGTGTTAAATTAAAAAGTGGAATTAATGCTGATACTATTTTACAGATTACTGATTTTGCAGGAGCAACCAATTATAAAGCACAAATCAATTATACACCAAGCAATTATCGTTGGTTAGATTTAGTGGGAAACACACCTCTCACAGAACTTTCATTTCAAGTGTTTTGGAAAGACCGACAAGGAAAATTAAATCGTGTTTATTTATCGCCAGGTGCGTCTTGTACGATGAAAGTATTATTTTCTAAAAAGGATTTGAATTATTAAGAAAGTTTTAAACTGATTAAAGAATATTTTTTATAATTAAATATTATATGAGCGACCTTAAACTTAAAGTCATTGAAGATGCACGTATTAACAACATTGAAAGTGAAGCGACATTCGCCGTAGAATCGTCTGCCGCCCAATCCACCTACCAACCATTTACTGCCTCAAATAGTTCTAACAACAGCGTAACCTTTAACGTAGCAGTTCCAAGTGAAAATATTGCTATGGACCGCAAAGTTGAGATTGAAGCGGACATGCAATTTACAGTAAAATGCACTCCTAAGGGGACAGCAGCACAAATGCAGGCGGCAGGATACTCGCAAGCGTTCGCTTGGGGTGTCTATGATGGCGTATGTGCTTACCCTTTCAATTCTTCCATTAATCAAGTCCAAGCGACAATCAATAACTCCTCTATTTCCACCAGTCTTGCTGATGTCATGCCTCTTCTCAATCGCCTCACCCCCCAGCACGCCCACAGCGAAGATAATGAAGAAACCGCACCTTTCGTGGACCAAGGTCTAAGCGACCTTAACAACTATCGCAATCAATATGCTTCCCCTCTGTATGCGAATCCAAGTGATTTAAGCAACAAAGTCAAACCTCGTGGCGGTCTTCCTTGCGAAATCACATACACAAAATTCACAACTGACGCACAAACTGTTCTTAGCGACCCCCAAAATCTTACCCTTGATAATGACGGAGAATCGTGGAACATTTGCGTCAAATTTCGCACAGTTGAACCCCTTATGTATCTCACTCCTTTCGCTCATCTTGATTCTTCTAACAAAGCGGCATTTCTTGGTCTTCAATCTCTTAATATTGTTGCGAATCTTCACAATGATTATGGTGCCTATCTATTCAAATCTGCAAGTGCTAATGTACTCGGTGCTGCTACTGCTGGTTGGACTCACACCGTAACTTCTGGTGATGGTGTAGGTTCTGCCCCTGGTGCTCTCCCTGTAAATACATCAACTGCTCTTTTCCGCAGCGACCCCCGTCTCCGTGTCAATTTTCTTTCACTCCAACCCGAACAATATGCTAAACTATCCACCAAAAATGTTCTTCCTATGCTTGATTACCCACGATACATCAGCACTTATGGTTCTACTCTTACAAATACTCTTGCGACTGACACTCCTTTTAGCAAAACTTCGGTTTCAATCCCGTCCCCTGTCATTCAACTCTCGCAGGTTCCTGATTACATTATTGTATGCCTTAAACAATCTCGGGCACAACAAAATGTAGGTCAGCAACTCACACTTGGCACCCTCACCGCTGCCACAGTCACTTTCAATAACGCCTCTGGTCTTCTTGCTTCATGCTCTCCCGAGCAACTTTACGAAATCAGTCGTCGCAATGGTTCGTGCCAAAACTGGGCGGAATTCTCGGGCATGACACCCGTGCAGACCGCCGCCACCCTCACAACTGCTGGAAACAACGCCAATATTGCTGCTATGGCGGGAACACAAGGTTCTATCCTTGTTCTTAACCCTGTATATGATTTCTCGCTTCCTTCTTACCTATCGGGTGGAAGTCTCGGTCAGTTCGGGTTCCAAATCAACGCCTCGTTCGCAAATCTTTCGGGTGCTGACCTCGTCAATCCTGACCTTGAAATCATTGTAGTGAATTCGGGTGTCATGTATACCCAGCAAGGTTCGTCCACCATCTTCAGCGGTATGCTTACCAAACAAGCGGTGCTTGACGCCAAAAACAGCGGTGCTGATGTAGATTCAAGTGATATTGGTGCTATGCGTGGTGGTGCTGTAGTAGATAAAGCGAAAGCGGAAGCAGGACGCCTTATTGTAAAACATTGCAAAAAGAAACTAAGTGGAATGGGTATTCCTTCCATCAGTTCTCTCGGTGGAAGTGTAGAAGGTGCCCGTGGTCTTCGCAAATTCGCCAAATAAATTATTTAAAAAAAATATTAAAAACATGTAATTATATAAAGTATGCTTCTGTAGTTCAGTCGGTTAGAACGTGCGACTGTTAATCGCAAGGTCCTTGGTTCAATTCCAAGCGGAAGCGTCATGCTGCACCCTTTGGTGGGCGTCATATTGAGATTGCTTAGAGATATGACGGATAGGTTCAATTCCTGTCTGCAGTTTAAACTCATCTTAAACGTTATATTATATACTATATATATAATATGTCGTATCAAAATCGCTCATTAAGAGAAATTATTGAAGATAATAATACTGCTTTAGTTGCGTCAATTGCTACAGAAACATCAAGAGCACAAACCGCAGAACAAGCAAACGCTGCTGCTATTTTAGCAGAAGAACAAAGAGTTGATGCTATTTTATTAAATGCCCCCCCTCTGTTAGATACATTTAAAGAAGTGGTAGATGCTTATGAAGCAGCAGACCAAAGTCTAACACTTATTACAAATAACAATACAAATAATATTACTGCTAATTCAAATGCTTTATCAGCAGAAATCACACGAGCAACCGCAGCAGAAAGTGCCAATACAACAGCAATCACAAATGAAGTCGCACGTGCTACAGGAGCAGAAAGTGCAAATGCTACTGATATTGTTACAGAAACAACACGAGCAACCACCGCAGAAACAGCAAATACAACCGCCATTAATAATGAAATCGCACGAGCAACCGCAGCAGAAGGAGCAAACACAACAAATCTAAATACTGAAATCACACGAGCACAAACTGCTGAAGGATTAAATACAACCAATCTCAACGCTGAAATCACACGGGCAATCGCAGCAGAAGGATTAAATACATCTAATCTTAATGCTGAAATCACACGAGCAACAAATGCTGAAACAGCAAACGCCACGAATATCACCACCAATACCACAAACATCGCCACCAATACCACAAATATCGCCACCAATACAACTGCTATTGCTACGAAACAAGATACAATTACAGGAAGCACCGCTCTTACAACGGGAGCATTAACCGCCACCGCAGCAACAAACGATATTGATATACGCAACAATATAACCGCTGGAAGCAATATCACACTCACACAAAATGGAAATATCACACAAATTGCTTCAACTGGTGGTGGGGGTGTCAATCTACCCAATCCTATTATAGGGGTGAAGATGTGGGTTGGGGCAACTTCTGCTGGTGGGACAAATGTTATAAAATTAGTAAACGGACAAGTTCCAGGAAATTCAACAAGACAGGTCTTTGAATGTAGTGCTTATACTTTTATTGAAAGTAGTTCCAACGGAAGCAGTTGGACTTGCGACTTTGACTGTGATTATGAATACGCAGGGCATGGTGCTGATACTGTAAAAAGTAAAATATATTGGAGAATTAATAATGGTTCGTGGCAGGAACAAGGTCATAGAAACCAGAAATTTGCTAATGCTTCGGGTGGCGGAACTCGTTCTGGTGTCATTTTCCCAGCACACATCAGCAAACCTTTATCATTATCGTATAACGCAGGTGATACTATCAAGATGAGAGTAGATGTTATTACCAATGGAGATGATATTTTATATGTTAGAAGTGGCACCAACGAAACAAAATGCACTGCTGTCTTTCAAGAAATTAAAGAAGGTAATGTAAATAATGTGAATTCTTCTACCAACTTAACAGTTGCTTCCATTACTGCTACAGGTTCAACAAATGATATTGATTTACGAAATAACATAATTGCTGGGACTGGAATAAACCTCACACAAATATCAAACACCACAGGAATTGCTGTGGACCCTGCACCTCTCGCAGCAGAAGTCACACGAGCAACTGCTGCCGAAGGAGTGAATGCTACGAACATCGCAACCAATACCACGAATATCGCCACCAATACAACTGATATTGCTTCTAATACAACTGCTATTGCTACAAATACCACGAATATTGCTACAAATACAACTGATATTGCTACAAATACAACTGATATTGCTACGAACGCCACGAATATCGCAACCAATACCACAAACATCGCCACCAATACCACGAATATCGCAACCAATACAACTGATATTGCTACGAACGCCACCGCCATCACAACAAAACAGGATACAATTACAGGAAGCACCGCTCTTACGACGGGGGCATTAACCGCCACCGCAGCAACAAATGATATTGATATACGCAACAACATAACTGCTGGGAGCAATATCACACTCACACAGAATGGGAATGTCACGAGTATTGCTTCATCTGGTGGTGGTGGTTCTCGTATTGTATTTAGTGCGGTGCGGTCAAGCACATTAACCCCTGTGAATAATACGAACTCACTAAATTTTCAATACGATTCTACAAAAATAACAAACTCTTCTTATTTTTCTTTGAGTGGTGATACTCTCACCATTTTAGTGGCGGGTGATTATTTAATTAGTGCTACTGTAAATTGGGAAAATTATAGTTTCACAGTTCCAAATCCCCCTCGGTATGTAGGGAGAATGCGAACCTTAACGAATAACACATTTGTAGGAGGGACTGACGCCATCGCCTTGTGTTATGGAAGAAATAAAGATTATGGCAGATTTGAGTCTACCACTCTTGCGAATTATCCACGCACATTTGCTGCGAATGATACATTAAAAATAGAAGTGACGGTGATAAAATCAAGTGAGTCCCTCAATTTCATAAGTAATTTTAATGGTCTTCGTTTTGTAAGGGGGGGCAATTTAACCGTAGAAAAGATAAACTAAATAAAAATAAATTAATATAACCTATTTATATATGGCGAACCCCGTTCTTAATATGTTAAAAATAGGACAACTTCAAACAGATGTAGCAACAAATCAAACTGGAATATCAACAAATGCTGCTGCGATTGCTGCTTTACAATCACAAAAAGACAGGTTTTGTATTGTAGCAGAAAGTGATGTTGATTTAAATACCGCATCTTTGGGCGATGGAATATTTAGTTATGGTTCAGGAGCACCGAGTAATGCGGATTTTGGGATTTTTATTCCTTTTGGTTGCACTCTAAAAAAATGGTCTTTTATTGGTTCTAATTCAGTAGTAAATCAAAACAAACAAGCAACATTTACATTAACTGTAAAAAATACTTCTGGAGTAGTAGTCCAGACACAAGATTTAGTATGTGCTTTACCGCTTACTTCAAATGTATCACAAAATCTTGCTATAACCGCTTCACCCTTTCAATATTATTTATCTTTTAAACAAATTGATAGTGGAAATTTTGCTGGAACAGAGCGATTGCGTTTCTTACTTTGGTTTGAAGAAGATTAAACTAATGTTTATTATTAATTATCATTTTAATATATATGGATAAGTTTCTTACGAACTATGACTTTGATACATATATTAAGAAAGCAAGTAATAAGGTCATTAAATATAGTGATTTATCTAACTATTCTTCGTTGGTAGATTTATTTAATAAGAAGAAAAAGGATTATAGAATTATGTTAATTGAGACAAAACCTAATGTAGGGCATTGGGTTGCTATATTAAAAGATGGAGATACATATGAATATTTTGATTCTTATGGGTCTAATCCTACCGCCCATTTGAAGACAATTAGTTCCTATATTAAAAAAATGTTAGGAATGAAACCGAATGATATTAATAGTTTATTATCAAAAGTCAAACATACCCATAATAAAATAAAGATGCAAAAAATGGAAGATGGTGTGAATACTTGTGGAAGACATGTGATAATGAGAATAAAAGATTTTATGGAAGGTGGGAACCTTGTAGATTATCAACATAAAATTATATTAGGAGCAAAGAAACAAGGTATGACCCCTGATGAATATATAGTATCCTTAACTTAATAAACTTTTTATTATATCTAACTTTCAAAGTATAAAGAGATATAATAAAAGAGAATGAACTACTGCACCCCTTAGAATGGGTTTCAAACCTTGGTTAAAAAAAAAGGTTTATTAAATATTAATAAGTAAAATATAATATAAAAGGTATATATATACTATATCAATGGGAGAAATTAAACAAGACCAAGTAATTAAACGAGAATGGTTCTTTGAAAAAACAAATGATTATGAATACAAAAACGAAGAACATAAAGAAGACATGTATCAATATGTAAATTATATGATTTATGGAGGGACCAAACCAAATACAAAAGATGAATATATTGACAGAGGAGTTTATAAATATATAGAACAAGAAATAGAACAATATACCGAATTACAATATATTAAAATAATTAATAATAATGGCGTAGATTATTAATATTAATAAACAATTATAGTATTTCCGTTATTATTAATAGTTTTAATTAATTATTGATATTACTTATTATTAATACTATTAAAAATTTATAAATTTTTACAGTATTTAATAATAAATCACTAATAAATGGTTATTATTACTATAATTAATAATCTAATAGTTAGATTTTTAATTATTTTAATTAATCTATGTCGGGGTCATTTGTTATATATGCTTCATTTTGAGAAAGTATAACCATCGGGTATGTTTTTAATAAAGTTACTGCTCTTCCTGTTGCATTTTTTATTCTTTTGATTTGTGCTTTATCAAACCCCATATAAATATCTAAAAAATATTTCATACTCCTCGCCTGTGCTGTCTTAGGAAATATAGTTATGCTATGTGCTTCATTAAGAATGACTTTTGTTTCGTGGGCGTTTGTAATACAATGTGAAGTATAAATGCAAGATATATTATAATGCCGACCCATTGTAAGAATGTTATTCATTATATCATAAATCTTTTTCTTTAAAACTTTCTTTCCAATACTATCTACATCATCAAATATAACTAAACTATCTTTAAAATCATTCAACATGATTTCTTCATTTAAAAATTCTTCACTATATATATCAATTCGGTATTTATTTTTGTATTTTATTTTATCAAATGAATCGTCTTCACTCACACAACTAAAGATATAAATATCTCGTTTTTTAAAAGTTTTTAAGTATTCATTCAAATACTTACTCGTCCAATATGATTTACCACTACCCGATTGTCCTGATACATACATAACACTTCGCTCTGTGTTTTTATCAGGTATGTGTTGGAACTTCTCGCTTTTTTCTGCTTTTAACATTCTAAATGGATTTTTTATTTTACTTTCGTCATCGCTTACACTTACTATTTTATCATCTTTTGCTGGTTTATCATTCTTGATAATGCGAAACAAAGGTTTTCCTATTCCTTCGTAATTCATATTATTATAGCAAAATATATTTTTTAAATTAAATAGTTTAATTTAAATCGTGTCTATATTATATGAGTGATGATTGGACTACAGATTTAGAACAAGTGTTAGATAGGATTAGAACCAATAGCGTTCAAATGTCATCAAGTCATAAAAATAAATATTTCTTTTATAAACAAATTATTAAATGGTTCAAAATACCTACTATTGTATTGAGTAGTATTGGTTCAGTTGCGTCTGTGGGTTTAACAGAATATATAGACCAATCACATATAAGTGCATTAACATGCGGACTTGCTTTATTTGTTTCTGTTTTAAATAGTGTTGAAATGTTCTTGAAGATTAATGAAATGATGGAACAAGAACTGGAACATTCTAAATTGTATTATAATCTTTCTGTGAATATACAAAAAACATTATTGCTTGAACGGAATCATAGAGGTCAAGATGGACCTATTTATTTAGAAAAAACATATTCTCAATATATTAAATTAATGGAGCAAAGTAATTTAATATCAAACGTTCAAGATAGATTTATGGAACTTCCAAAAAAGAAAAAATTTACTATTAAAAAAAAAAAGAGTGATGGTTCATCAACAAGCGAAGATACACCTACCAATCAAGATGATTTAGAAAGGACGTTATGAAAAAGAGACAATAATCGTCCCGTGTCGCATGCTGAACTCTTTGACGGGGCGTTTCGGTTGACGCTTCCTTGGTTTCCTTTTGTTTAAAGTTGGTTTGTATTTTTCATAATATTTTCTTTGTGAATCTTCAACGTGTGCTAATGATTCATAATCACCTTGCTCCAATATACTAAAATCAAAAGTATGAATTCCCTTTTCTCTAACACACGTATAAAATGGGGACGACCAATATTTAAGATTTTGGTTTTTGCTATTTTTAGAAACCGTATATTTTAGTTTTTCAATATTGCGAGTAAATCCCATATAACTATCTCCATCGGTATTCGTCATTAAATATATTATAATATTGTTGTATTTTGTCATATATATATATAATATATTATTTTAACTTTTATTTTTACCTATCATTTTATTTTGCGGTAGTCTTTCTAAAATATCTATGCTGTGTTCTGTGAGAGGGTTATTCGTCGTAGATTGAATTGTCATGTTTCGTTTTTTATTGAACGATGGATATAATATAGAACTAAGATTATTCCCTAATGCTTGGGCGGAAGAAACAATATCCATGCTACTTCTAATTGTATATTCATTTTTGCTTTGTGTTTCAAATCTTGCTGCAGGATTGAGGGTAATTGTTTCATTGACTTTTTTAGCATTTTTTCTTGTAGCAATTGCTCCTTGAGAATGTCCTACAATTGTTATATTCTCTCCGCCGTATTTATTTATTGCTTTTTGTAAAATAGGTTGCATTGCTTTGGCACGCTTTGTTTGAGAATATTTATCTTGTCCCATGGCAGCGTATGTCGCATTATAAGACCAATCTGTTAGTGTTCCTGCAGTTCCACGAAAAGAAACAATACAATGATTTAATCCTTTATTGTAATAGACTGCTACATATCTATTTCCAAAACTTTCAAGAACATAACCTTGTATTTCTTTTTCTCTATCTTTTTGTTTTAAATAAGATGCTTTCAACATATCTTGTAATATATCTACACGAACCTTTCCACCAATTAAAAAAACCATTAATAATAATGTATATTATATTTTTATGAATTAGTTTATTCAATAAAAAATAATTGTTATAATATATATTTATTTGTTTAATACTCGGCATACCAACTACATGATTCGCTTCCATCTTCTTCAAAGAAGTGTTGAATTTGTTTCAACATACACAAGTCAGCAAGAATTTTATCGTCGTCATTAAAAGTTCTTGCGTATTCTTCTTTGGTCCATTTAACTTCGTAAGCGTAGTCTTCGTAAGCGTCTTCAAATGTAATGGATTCAATATATTTATTAAATAGGTCCTTGTGTTCTTCAATAAAGGGAAGTCCTTGGTCTTCAAACATATCCCTGTCGTATGTAAAGTTTGCACCGCTTCCATCTTCTTCAAAGCATTCAGTATCGTTGTCATCGTCAGTTTCGTCCCGAACTTCTTTAATATGGTCTTCGTATGAATTAAAACAATCTTCACAATAGAGTTTTTCGTCGTCAGGCACGCACATACAGCGGCAACCACACGATTTAAACCTAAACTCTGGGTCTTCTACGATTGCTCCGTAGTTTTCCATCGCATCGCTGGACTGACAAGCAACCCAGAACTTTCCGTTAATGTTTCCTGAGTAATAACGACCCATAGTT